AACGTTACGTGCAACAGCGACTGCTTGCCCCGCCGCAGAGGGGGATTCAGCCAAATAGCAAAAGTATCGATTCACCTGTGTAATACGAATCTAGTACAAAATTTTAGTTTTATGCAATCTATGACTGAATTATCAAAATCGCGACAAAAAACTATCACGCAAGTTATTAATCCCCCATTAAAAATCACGCACTAAAACATTTCTTCTTATGCCCGATACTTATCTGACGCTTTGCTTTAAAGTCCAAGCTCCTTGTAATGATGGCCATTTGGTCTACCTTCCGAATTGCAGGATTTCATTTCGGAAGGAACTTTTTTTCCTTTCCCACCTTGATAAATACTCATTGTTTTCTAGACACTTACACAGACTTTGCTATGTCAGATAAAGTCGTCGTTCAGGCCTACCCGTGTGCTCAAGGATGAGCCACCCTGATTTGTTCAAGCTTTTCCCTGCCATTTAATTATCTCCCCCCTAAGAATTGTCCATTCGTATTATGGAGTCCTCAATATTTGCTACGGTTAAAGTCCAGAGGAGAGACTGTGTCCGAACCTCAGGGATGAGGCTCAATTTTTCCCGCAATTTGCTTTCCATGCTTTGTTATGCGCCAGGATGTCTTTCTTCGTCTGGCAGTCCAGAACGTCGATGTCTTGATCCGTCAGGAAGATTGGCTTCACCCAATCACAACCGGTATCAACCACCACCGGGACGCTTCCATTCGTTACGCAGCTCGCGATCAACATCGTCGCCAGGCATATGATTAACAGTCTGATGTACATTGCTGGCCTCTTTCGTTGTTTCTACCCTGCGTTCGGCTGCTGCGACCATTGCCGCTGCGTTATCTTCGGTTCGCTGCTGGTCGGCTTTAGCTTCTGCTTTGCTGGTGCCGCGAATATGGCCCAGACCAAAAGCGCCGGCGATAGCGGAAATGACCAGTGCGGCCAGCCCGATTATTGTCTCGATACCCACACTCACCTCATACCAGAACTGATTTCGCCAGGTTAAACAATGCACGGCGTTTTTCCAGCCCGTTGCGGCCGCCATTGATTAACAGTGTCACGCGCTCAACGTCGCCGGAATGAAGAAGGCAACCGCGGGAGGCATAGAACCATGCGGCTGAGCGCGCGGCGTATTCATCCTGTTCAAGCAGCTCCGGGTGGGTAACGAGGTCCAGTTTCAACGCCTGGCCACAACTGCGATAGTTACTCAGACCAGTAACCTGTTTCAGCCCGCGACCGCGATATTTCCAGCCATCACCGTCAACCTGATTGCCCAGGTGTTCTTTTCCCCACTCACCACCGTATACCAGATTAGCGATCGCTTTCTGGTTTGCCGGTTGCGTTGTCGTTCTGCCAAGTGCAGCGGCTTGCTGAGATGTGATGCGGTGGCTGCCGAACGTCGGCACCAAGTTTTCTGCCGCATAATTAAGATTTTCCACCACACGGGTAAATCTGGAGCTTTCGTGCCCCATCTGGGCAATAAACATCGCCTGATCATGCGGTGTGGTTATGCCGTACTCCTTCATAGCGGCGTCGATATGCGGAAACCAGCGCGCAGCTAACCCGGCGCTGATACCAGCCGCCTTCTGAAATTGTGTTTGATTCATTAGTGCCTCAGATGATCAACCAGACGTGCAACGTTGCCTTTGACGGCCACCAGCACGGAAAGGAATATGATGTTTGCCGCAATGGTGGCCCATGATGAATGCGGGTAAATCCCACACAGGTACGCCAGCGGTACAGCGCTGTATGTGACGGTAATCAGCCAGGCTAAACGCGAAATCCATGGCCGATGCCGCGAATCGCCACGGCGATAAAACATCAGAGTAATCACAACACCGGCGCAGAGCAGCGCGTTGATAGTTGCTGTTGGGTCATTTAGTACCACCCGAACCTCCCCGGCGCGTTATCAGCGCCACCAGCGAGCCGATGTCCTGCTTGTTCAGGAACGTAAGGATTTGAACGGCTAACGCAGAAGCTACTACGGCACCGATAGCATCCAGAGGCTTCTCGGTGTACCCCGTCCAGGATGTGAGTTTTGAACCCAACAGCCCCGAACAAAGAATGCCGACGATATACGACACGAAGAAGTATGCCAGGCGACGTAACACACTCAGGTCAGCCGCTGTCGCTATGTAAAATACGGCGCCCGCAAATGCAGCAAAAACAACACCGTAGTCAGTTCCGGTCAATAGACCGTAGACACTGGCTCCAGTCAAAGCTAAACCGGCCAGCCCCGTGCCGGAAAATGGATCGGACATCGCCCCCCTCATATTGCTGTGAATCCTCTCAGTAAATTTGAGGGGAAATAAAAAAGGCCACCCTGAGGCAGCCTGTGTTCTTCAGATTATGTTCATAAAGGTGGGGATATGGGGCCTTCCAGAACGACCGCTTCACCGTTATGGCAAAGATCGTAGCCACGAGTTAGATGCCAGACGCCTCTGATTATTTTTCCTGTAACCATATCTTCAGTTTTACCGTGCGAAAAGTAGGCGATCTGGACACAGTCATTGTGTCTAATCCAATAATATCCCTCTTTCATAATTCACCTCTTAAATTGTTTCATTTAGAAGTGTATATGACGATTCAGAACCTGGTGGTCGACAAAACGTTTTTTTGAGGATGTGGCGCCGGGTGCCTCCCGGTGACTTATCTCTGGTCGTCAAAGTCGCGTGCATACCTGCACATAGCAGTTAACCAGACGCCCCATCGCTTAGATGGGATTCACCACATTCAAAACTAAAACAAGAAACATTCATCTGGTCAATGGATGATTAATAAATGAAAAAAAAGCCTGCTCGGAAAAGCAGGCATAAATAGCTAAGTTGGCAATAACTGAGGGAGTGGTGCCGGGTGCCTCCCGGTGGAAATGATCACAGCATTCATTTCCGCGCGCTGGTTGGACACTCTGGAGAAATGTCCTGCTGAATCGCCCCTCCGCTTAGGGGGATCCACCACAAAAATGCTTTCAGAAACATCCATTACTCAGGATGCTTAAAAAGCATATGTGCAGTATGAAGAATCTGCCACGTAATCAGATGAATATATTCATTTAAATGGTACAGGCAGAAGGCCTTCAATCACCTCTGCCTCTCCGTTGTGGCAAATGTCCTCTCTCTGCGTCAGATGCCAGACACCAGTTATCAACTGGCCCGTTTCAAGGTCATCGGTTACACCATCGGTGTAGTAGGCTACCTGAATTCTGCCGTTGTGCTGTAGCCAGTAGAAACCCTTTTCCATTTTCCCACCAGTATGGCTGGGAAATTAGATGTTACTACGGGGTTGTATGGTTTTAGTAATTCTTAAATTGCTATAAAGCAAAAAGCCCTACGGGGTTAACCGCAGGGCTTTGAACGAAGGCAATAACCCATCGTTGGAGCAAAATTACCACAGATTCGGGAAAAGTAAATAGCTCACGATAAAATAACGCCCTATTTTGTTATCTGCTTCAGCTGCGCATCGGCCCATGCCTCTTCGATGTCAAACTTGGTGATTAGCTGATCGTAAAAGGGCTTAACAGACTTCTTCCAGGTATCCAGGCTGATTGTATCCGTTATCTGACACACCGCAGCGTAAGCCTCAGTTGATGGAATTCGCTCATACCCGCGTCCGCCGCAACGCTTGCAGTCAGCTAAAATCGGAACGCCCCGCTGTTCAGTAAGAACCTGATTAATGGCTTTTCCGCGACCATGGCAATCTCTACAGGCACAACTTACTACCTTCTTGCCCTTACACTGAGGGCACAGAACGCGCGCTATCTCCCTGACCTGTCTGCGAATCTCGAACTCAGAAGGTCGCACATCTTCGACACCCATGTGCAAAGACATCTTCACGAACTTCTTCTCTTTTGCCGGAGTGTGAGACTTCATGCTGAATACCTCAGCGTCAATAAACCCTTCCCCATTGCAGCCATCGCACTGCTTCACGCTGGCGGCGCTGCGGGAACAGTCCTCAAACGCGAAGGTGGCCAGCTGGTGCATCACTAATGGCTTTACCCTGGCATCCAGTTTGCGAAGTGCAGCAACCCGGTCGCACTTGGTCAGCGCGTACTGGGCCAGCAATTCGATCGCCCTCTCCCGGTCGTTGTTGCTGATCCCCATCTTGCCGAGAAAGGCGCTGTAACCCATGGCGGCCCGTTCCTGCGTCATGCCCATAGCGGCCATGATATCCGTGCCGGTTAATGAGTCTGACGCCGTAGCACGCGGAGAGTCGCTAACCATTGTCGATTTGGCGAAGTGATATTTGAGGGTATTTTCAAGATTCATGCGGTCTCCAGCTCGGTAATGGTGAGTTCTAATTTCCCGCCCATAACGACAGGCATCTTCACAACGCGATAGTCGACTACCTGGCAATCATCCAGCCATAATCCCGCCTTAGTTAAAGCGTCGAATGCAGCTTTTTGCAGGTTATCCAGATCGCGGCGCCGGCGGTCGGGCATGTGACATTCAATTCGGATTTTGAGTGGTGCGGCCGTCCGGATATTAAGCCGGGCGCTTCGAATGACACTGGCGACCGCATAGTGGTAAGCGACGCCATCAGCACTAATATGCGTACGCCCGCGGTTGTGCCGGTAATACCGGTTGTTGCTCGGCGGCCAGGGCAAAGTGATTTGATATGTATTCACGTTCATCCCCACATCCGGTTTCGCCAGCGGCTATCCGGGCGCGCTGGTGTATGTGAGGTCGGAAGTAATGCACTGACAGTCCAGGTCACGTAATCCTGGTTAAGGCTGCGCTCCACTCTCACACCGCGCGCTCTGTAACGCTTAACCA